TAGCAGCATTATGTTGTGTCCAATTAGCAAGTTTATCGTGCGATTCAAGTTCTGCATCGATGTCTAAATGCTCTAGCTCTGTAATGCCTTGCTGTAATTTAGTACAGTCTTGTTCTTTTTTAGCAATCCATGCACGTTGAGTACGACCTAAACTATCAATAGTTGTTTGAATCTTTTCATTTGCAGTCTGAATAGCATTAATTTTTAATGTTTCGCTAGTAATTGCTTCCTTAGTAACACGAATCTGTTCTTTAAGAGATTCTGCCTTCTCAGACAAGATAGTAATACCTAGCAATTGTTCAATAATTGCTCGTTGGTCATTAACACGCATACTCAAGAACGGTTCTGTGTAAGTGTTAAGTGCAACAATGTGCTTAAACATGTCATGTGACATGTCTAACAAATCGTTAATGTATTCTTGTGTCTTGCGACTGTCGCCTTGCGACTCATCTGTCATCTCTTGTTCTTGTTCATCAACAAAGAACTTGAGCACATTAGGTGAACGACCACGTTCAATACGATAATCAACACCATTCTTCTCAAAATGTAGTGTGACTAGCATACCTTTTGAATTTGTTTTATTGATTAAGTTATTCCGTTTAATGTTTGTTAATGCTTGCCCATACAATGCATATGACAATGCGTTAATGATAGTAGTTTTACCTGTACCATTACGTGATCCGCTATCATCGCCGCCTTGATCTAAGTTCTCACCTAGCACAAGTGTTAATTGCTCGCGATTAAAGTTTACAGCCTGAGTCAAATTGCCCACGCTCATAAAGTTTTTTACTGTAAGGTCTTTAATTCTAATCATAATTCGCTATAAATGTCCAATAATGTTTTCTTGTTGAAGCTATCTGAGTCAATTGCTGCAATTTCACCAGCAACAATTTGATCTACACTCTCAAACTGTGCAATATCTAGTTGTGTGTTAACGTCTTCCAGTTGCTTCTGCGGAATCAAACTAATTTCACGACAGTTGTATTGATTAATAAACGTTTCTTTAATAAAACTTGCTTCTTCGTAGCTAATAGGCAAGTCTAAGTTAACTCGCAAGTACATATTAGGTTTAATAAATGTAGTTTGCTCGTCAATTAACTGACTTAGTTTAACTGTACGGTACTTAGGACAGTTTGGCCAGTTAACATACTCGGGTGCTTTGTCGTTTTCGCGATCTAGTATCATCATTCCGCGATCATCATCCCATGCGTCTGCATAGTTGTGCGGAAATGCGTTACCGATGTAGTGTACTACGCCCTGTTGTTGACGTTTATGGAAGTGTCCACTAAAAACATACGATTGATTAGCAAAATCTTCTGCACGTAGCTCTCCGTGATCGGGCATTTGCACCATAGCGTTCATAAAAAACGTAGGAAGCTCAAAGTGACCAAAGATATATTTGCTTTTTAAGTTTTTTAGCTTCTTCCACTCATCGCCTACCAGCCACGGAACAATAGTAACATCATCAACTGTAGTAAGTTCGTCAATAAATGTAATACCTGGAATGTGCCTAGCAAATGCAGTACTGTTGACTGTGCGCTTGTCTTTGTAATACAAGTCGTGATTACCGTCAAAGAAGAAAAACTGCTCAAATGCAGCACCTAGCTTTTCCATACTGCGAATAGTAGCATCCATAGTAGTAAGATTCAAACTATTTCTGTTGTGATGCCAGTCGCCGCAAAAGATTCCAGTCTCACAACCGTTGGCTTTTGCAGTTTCAATGAACCAATCAACAAAATCTTCACAATCTTGATTGTGAACCTTTGAATTACCTTTTAATCCAAAGTGTATGTCTGTAAAGACTGCTGCTTTTTTAAACAAGAGTTATCTCTCCATAAATTTATATACTTTTATAGTATACAGGGTATTGACAAAGTTGTCAACTGATTATTTCTTGTCTTGATAATACTTTTCTCTACGCTGTTGCGCTTCCCATTCGCCGGCATTTTGTCGTGTAAAGCTAGGATTCATGTCGTTCATTTCAAGAATGTCATCTCGTATGTTCTGATTGCGCTTTTCTATGTTAATAACACGAACAAAACTGTTAGTAACTGCGGCTGTGTAGTAAGCAAACGGATTATCTGATTTGCTTTCGTCAAACTGTAGTCCAATTTGTGCTAGTTGTAGGATAGCTTGGCCTCTCATCTCGTCATTGTATGTATAACCACGAACGTTGCCACGAGTAGCATAACGATCGCATAGTTTCATCCACATCAATGCAAGTTTATTTGTTGCTTTACCGTGACTTAAACTAAAACTTCCGTTTTCCATGCCACCTTGCCAATGACTTTTACCAACACACATTAATTCGTCTTGTTCATTGAAGCGAAAATGTTGAAAAGGAGGAAAGTTTAATTTTACTTTGTGATCTGCAACTGTCTTTGGAGTCTTTTTACGACCAGGTTCGTCCGGAATGTGGTCAAATGTCATAATACGAAAAACTAAATCAGTTTTTTCAATTTTTCTATAGTCAATTTCGCATTCTGCTAGTTTAATTTTTTCGCCTGCTGCTTTTCTAGCATCAAAGTCTAAATGTTGTAACCGTTTTGCTTGCGCACGTTTAGCTTCAGCAATTGTTCTAATGTTAATTTTGTCAATGCTAGGTAAAATGATATCAAATTGATGATCTGTATCAGATACATAGCTGCAAAACGTACTCTTTGATTTGTGTATTTCTTTAAGTATATCTTTATTATTTAAATAGTTAACTTTTCTCATAAAAACTCCAATGGTTGTAATACATTATAATATACACAGTTAATTTTGTCAACTAAATAACATATAGGAGACAATAATAATGGCACTATTTGGCGGCATAGGACAACAACTTTCATCAGCAGCTTCGCAGGCTCGTAATGCAATATCGCCCCAGCAGTCGGTAAGCAATCTGTTGGGTAGCGCAGCAAACTTTGGTCAAGGTTTAATAGGTCAAGTTGGTGATGCTGTAAAAGGTATAGCCGAGGATGTATTTACCGCTAAGAATTTTATGAGTTTGCTTCGCGGAGGCGGCCTCCCTAAATTTGGAATGCCTGGCGGAGTAGGATTTGCAGATGTTAGTTGGAAAGGAACCGATAATGATGATTGGCGTGTCAGGCTTTCAATGCCTCCTGGCATGGGTCTAGAACCAACTCTTGCAGCAGCATTAGGTAAAACAAGTGGAATGATTTTTCCATACACTCCTGCAATTGTTATGAGTCATAGTGCATCTTACTCACAAGTTAAACCTACACATAGTAACTATCCGTTTCCAGTGTATCAAAACAGCCAACCAGACACTATTCAAATTAGCGGAGACTTTATTGTTGAAAGCGAAGCCGAAGGTGTATATTGGGTTGCCGTAATTCATTACTTAAGAAGTGTTACTAAGATGTCTTATGGAAATTCAAGCAATCAAGGTTCGCCTCCTCCAGTGGTACAACTTAATGGGTATGGTGACTTTGTATTTAAAAATGTACCAGTAGTAGTTACACAATTTACTTGCGATTTAACTCCTGATGTTGATTACATTTATGTAAAATCTTTAGATACATGGGCACCGACAAAGTGTTCAGTTGCTATACAGTTAATGCCAACTTACAGTAGACGAGCTGTGCAGCAATTTAGCTTAGACAAATTTGTCAGTGGCGGATATGCTAAAGGCAACGGACAAGGATTTATCTAATGGCAGCATATATCGGAACCAGTCCATGGTATAATACATCTACTCAAGACGGACAGTATCTTGACATATTAAAAATACGTCCAATTCCTGCAGAATCAGATGATGTATTAATTACAATACAGCCTCAGTATACGCATCGCCCTGATTTACTTGCTTTTGATTTGTATGGCGACAAAGATCTTTGGTGGGTCTTTGCACAACGTAATATGGAAATACTTAAAGATCCTATATTTGATTTAATTGCAGGTATCCAAATTTATGTGCCAAAAGGCGACGCACTTACAAGGACACTAGGGATATAATATGGCATTAATTCCACAGAATTTATCAAATCGTTTAAAAGCAGTTGGCAGAGATGTAGAAACTGAAGTAGCTTCAGCCGCAAACCAGTTCCGTCAAAGTGCTAATATAGCAGTAGACGGTGTTGTAGATTCTGTAACAGGATCTATGCAAGAATTACAAGGTGCAACAGTTAACTTAGCAAATAGTTTAAACGGTTTAACTGGCCCAGGGATTGGTCAAAGTATTGTTGGCAATATTGCTAACGGAATAGGATCATCTTTAGTAAACGGTATTAAGGGCGGCATTGGTGGGTTCTTAGGAGCAGCCTTTGGCGGCGGATTTGGTAGTGTATTTGGAGGTGCCGGCAAACAGCCAAATCCTTTAGAACAATTTGCAAGTTACAATTATGTGTTTACGTTAGGCTGTCTAAGTGATTTTGAATTAAACTTCCCTGATCTAACCTATCGAAGAAGAGATCCAGGAGTAGTAATATTAAGAAGCGGAGGCGGCCCAACTCCGGGCAGTGCTACGCTATATGAATCAGCAGGCAAAGTAGAATATTTTATAGATGATGTAGAAATAGAAACAATAGTAGCAGGTAATCCTAATTCACGATCAACAAATGCAACTAGTATAAGTTTTAAAGTAACTGAACCATACAGTATGGGATTATTTTTACAATCATTACAAGTAGCAGCTAAAAGAGCAGGACAGCCCAATTATATTGAAGCACCGTTTTTACTTTCAGTAGAATTTAAAGGATACGATGACGGCAATAATTATATCCATGCTAGCAATTTGCGTAGAATGTTTCCTTTAAAATTTGTAAATATTGAATTTGAAGTAGCAGAAGGCGGTAGTGTATATACAGTACAAGCAATACCATACCACGAAGTTGCATTAACAGATGAAACACAAAATACTCACACTGATTTAAGTTTTGCTGGAGCAACAGTTGCAGAAATGTTGCAAACTGGCGCCAAAAGTTTAACTAGTGTATTAAACAATAGAGAAATAGCTGCTGAACGTGCTGGCAAAGTTAAAAAAGGAAACCAGTACGTTATAATGTTTCCAACTACTAGTTCGTCTGCACAAGAATCAACTCAGTTTATGATGGGACAACCTGAACAAGCTGACGATACTGCAACTACTAGAGAATTTACAGACGAAGAAATAAAAAGATACTATGTATCTACAACCGGTGACACTGAAGGGCCTGTTCCTGTTGATTATAGGAATGAAATAGCTAATGCAGCAGGTATAACAGTTAAAAGATCTAGTTTTGGCGAAAATATTCGAGAATATGCTGAACGATCAATTAATATAAATGAAATAGGACAATCTAAGATTGTTAATGCTAATACTGACGGCGGCACCCGTCCAATGCAAACTCCTACCAACGCTGAAAACGAAGACACTAAAGGTGAAGTTAACTGTTGTTTAGTAAACTTAACAGGCGACATTAGGCAAGCTACATTTTCTTCAGGTAAAAAAATTCAAACTATAATTGAAGAAATTATTATTACAAGTGAATTTGGCAGAAGCATTGCATCAAAGAAACCTGACTCGAATGGAATGATTCCGTGGTTTAGAATCGAATCACAAGTTTTTAATGCAGATTCTACAGCTGAAGTTGTTTCAACAACTGGTATTCCTTCGAGAATATTTGTTTATCGAGTAATACCGTACCTTGTTCATATTAGTAAATTCCAGAGCCCGAGTCAAAGCAGTCCTGGTATTCCGCAGTTAAAAAATCAGGCAATAAAAGAATACAATTATATATACACTGGAAAAAATAAAGACGTCATTGATTTCAATATCAAATTTGATGCAGCATTTTTTACAAGTATTAATGGCGATATGGGACAGATGGGTTCTGATAGCAAACAATCAGTAACACAGGAAACAACTGCAACTGGTCCTAATGTATCTCCAGGAGTATCTCCAGGAAACACTCAAGCGGGTGAACTAGGAAGAGCGCAATCTGCTGTTGCAGGTCCAAATAGACGAGACGGTGGCATTGGATTTTTAAGTCCAGAATCACAAATTGCTCGAAGTTTTAATGAAGCATTAATGAACAGTCCTGTAGACTTAATTGCAGTAGATCTAAAAATATTAGGAGATCCGTATTACATTTGTGATAGCGGAATGGGAAATTATAACGCACTTCAAGTTCCAGGAATTTTAAATATTACTAAGGACGGTACAATGAATTATCAAAACGGAGAAGTTGATATAGAAATCAACTTTAGAACTCCGTTAGACTATGGTCCTACAGGATATATGGATTTTCCAGGTGGCGGAACTGCTCCTGTAGGAGAATTTAGTGGATTGTATCAAGTTTTATTTTGTAAAAATGTGTTTAGTAACGGAGAGTTTACACAAGAACTCCAGACAATTCGTAGACAACGACAAAACTCGGCATTTACTGCTCCTTCACAATCCGGTATTCTTAATACTGATAATGCAGGAACGCAAATAGCACCAACCCCAGCTAATCCACAAGTTGGCGCAAATTCGGAAGGTGATGCTGGCGAAGCAGCAGCAAGGGCAAACGTAAATGGCGCTAATACTGCTGATCCTGGGTTTATACCTAGCAGACCAGCAAGTGCTCCTAGTCCATCTGCTGGCAGCACATACGACGATGCACCTCTAAGAGCGCTTAGAGCAAGACAAGCAGCTAATGCCTCTGCACAACAACAATCAGGACCGTTCTAAGGAATAAACAATGGCAGGACAAGATACTAGAACCCCAGACGCACAACCAAAGACGAGTTCATTTGACGGCCCTGGGCCGTTTATGGCAATTGTACGCAATCATTTAGATACTGAGTACATGGGATCTCTTGAGGTTGAACTTTTAAAAACAACAACTGAAGGCAACACGACTGATGCTACTGGAGAATTGGCAACAGTAAGTTATCTAAGTCCTTTTTATGGAATTACACCGTATAGCGGAACAAGTGACAATGAAGGTTTTGATTATACACAGAAAAGTTACGGTATGTGGGCAGTTCCGCCAGATGTTGGATCAACTGTCTTAGTTATATTTGCAGAAGGAAATAAAAGTCGAGGCTTCTGGTTTGGATGTGTACAAGAAAAGTTTATGAACTTTATGATACCAGGCAACGGTAGTACAAAGAATAATAAAACAGATCAAGCTAAAGTATTACCAGTAGGTGAGTATAATAAAAGAAATGAACCTGGATCTGGCAATCAGCCTACTACTTTCTTAAAACCAGTCAACGATGATGCAGTTACACAACTCACTCGGGCAGGTCTAATTAATGATCATATAAGAGGAACTACAACATCGAGTGCTAGACGAGAAGTACCTAGTATGGTATTTGGTATGAGTACTCCTGGACCGTTAGATCGTAGACCTGGTAAACCTAGAGTTAAAGTCGGCGGCGAAAATGCACAAACAGATATGCCAGCATCAAGACTTACGGGATCAAGTTTTGTAATGGACGACGGTGACCCTAGTTTATTTAGAAAAGGACCTGCTGCATCAACTCCTAGTGTATATGCATCATTGGCTGATGGCGGCGACCCTATGATTCCTGCTAATGAATTGATAAGACTTAGAACACGTACAGGACATCAAATATTGATGCATAATTCTGAAGACTTAATTTACATTGCACATGGCAGCGGGCAAAGTTGGATAGAAATGACACCTCAGGGTACAATTGACGTATATTCATCAGGGTCTATTAATTTTAAATCTGGCGGTGATATTAATCTAGCTGCTGGCGGCAATGTCAACATCGGCGCAGCTGGTGCTATTAACCTAAATGCTCCTACAACTAATGCAAATAATATTGGAGTTACAGGAAATTTAGATGTCAGTGGAACACTAAAAGCATCTACAGTAAGTGGTGTAAACGTAAAAGCAACACATCCTCATTTGCAAAGCGGTGGAGCTGCCGGAACTCCAACAGCACCAGCGGCTCCAGGATCAGGATCAGGCGGCAGCACTCCTGCTGCAATAAAAGATACATTTGAAGCATGCGTAGCAGCGACTGCTCCTCCGTCAGCTGGTGCAAGCTCAGAAGGCACTGCTGGCGAAGCAGAAGCAAGAGCAAATGTTACGAGTACACCATCGAGAACAGGTGCAGATACTGCGGATCCTGGACTACCTACAACAACGGCACCTACTACTGTTCCGCCACCGATATATTCAGGCCCAGGATCTTCAGTAGGAACAGGTGGATCAGCAACAGTTACAAGTACACCGTCAAGAGACGACCCGCTTCCTTAAGGTAAATACAGTATGAGCACATTAGAGAAAAAACTTTATAAAGAAATTACAGTAAAAGGTAACACTCGCCCTGACTACGGTATAGGCGAAAAAACTTATAAAGGATTCTCTACAGTTAATCCTGATAATATCGGGTTTCAGTTGTATGATTTGCAAATTGTAAAACAAGATATTATTAACCACTTTCACATTCGTCAAGGCGAACTTCTTAGCAATCCTAACTTTGGAACAATTATATGGGACATTTTATATGAACCATTAACTGAAAGCCTTAAGCAGATTATCGCCGAAAATGTAACTACTATTATTAACTATGATCCTCGAGTTAGTGTTACTAGTATTACAGTTGATCAGTACGAAAGCGGCATACAAATAGATGCAACACTTATATTTTTACCCTACAATATCGCTGAAAATATGCGACTAACGTTTGACCAAAACAACGGATTTTTAGCCAACTAATTATATACGTGGTTTATTCAAATTAATAAATACACTATAAGTTAGAGGAAAGCAAATCCATGTCAAGTACAGACAGACAAAACCGTTTATTAGTAGCAGAAGATTGGAAACGTATCTATCAGAGTTATAGAAACGCCGACTTCAAATCATACGACTTTGACAATCTTCGTCGTACAATGATCAATTACATTCGTCAAAACTATCCAGAAGATTTTAACGATTATATTGAATCATCAGAATACCTTGCACTTATTGATCTAATTGCTTTCCTAGGTCAAAACATTGCATTCCGTACTGACTTAAATGCTAGAGAAAACTTTTTAGAGCTTGCAGAACGTAGAGAATCAGTTCTCCGTCTTGCTCGTTTGCTGTCGTACAATCCTAAACGTAATCAAGCAGCTAATGGATTGCTTAAAGTTGACTCAGTTAGCACAACTGAAAGTGTTAGAGATTCAAACAACCTTAATTTAGAAAATCAAACGATTACATGGAATGATCCTAGTAATCCTAACTGGCAAGAACAGTTTACTAAAATTTTAAATGCAGCACTTCCAGTTAATTCTAATATTGGTCGTCCTGCTAAAAAAGATGTTGTTTCTGGAGTTCCGACAGAACAATATAGACTAAACAGTGCAAACAGTGACCTCCCAGTATACGGATTTAACAAAGCAATAGGTGGTACTACTAGTAGATTTGAAATTGTATCAACTGACATTGACAATGGCGAAATTAAAGAAGAAGCGCCATTTCCTGGAAATAATTTTGCATTCCTTTATAGAAATGACGGCCGCGGACCTGCAAGCTCGAATACTGGTTACTTTTGTCACTTTAGACAAGGTGCAATGGATCAAGGTACATTTACTGTTGACAATCCAAGCACTAATCAAGTTGTTGCAATTGATGCAACTAATATTAATAACTCTGATGTATGGCTTTATAAAGTTGACAACTATGGTTTAGAAGAAGAACTATGGTCAAAAGTTGATGCGGTTGAAGGCAACAATGTAATTTACAATAGTTTAAGCAAGAGTATTAGAAACATCTATAGTGTACTTACAAGAGCTAATGACAGAATTAGCTTAATATTCTCAGATGGCACGTTTGGTAACTTGCCACAGGGTAATTTTAGAGTTTATTATAGAACAAGTAAAAATCAAAGATTAATTATTGAGCCAGCAGATATGCGCGGTGTAAGTATTAAGATTCCTTATTACAGCAAAACAGGTAAGTCTGAACAACTTACAATGGTATTCCGTTTAAAATATACAGTTGACAATGCAAGTACAAGCGAATCAAGTGCAAGTATTAAAAGAAATGCACCAGCAACATACTACACACAAAACAGAATGATAACTGCTGAAGATTATCAAATTGCTCCATTGAGTATCAGTCAAGAAATCATCAAAGTAAAAAGTGTTAATAGAACAGCTAGCGGCATTAGTCGTTATCTAGACTTAGTTGATGCGACTGGAAAATACTCTAAGACCAATTTGTTTGGCATTGACGGTATTGTTACTAAAGAATTTTTAACACCTAAATCTAAATTTAGTTTTATTACTAAAACAGATATTGAAGGTGCTATTGCTAATATTATAGAACCTATACTTAGTGATAAAAAAGTAAGAAATTATTATTATAATAGTTTTCCTAAAACACTAGTGGCAGATTTAAGAGTAGCGTGGAACAGTCAAACAATTGATACTAATCAAAATACTGGGTATTTTACAAACTCGGTTGGCACACGATTACAGTTAGGAACATTTACTGCGAGTACTTTAAAATTATTAAAACCGGGCACACTTGTAAAATTTATTGCACCCGCAGGATCTTATTTTCAGAGTAATAATGACAATGCCCTAGAAATAGGCGATGCTAATGTAGCAGGCGCAGTTACATACAAATGGACTAAGATTATTAGTGTTGCCGGAGACGGAACTGCTACAAATGCAGATGGTACCGGACCTGTACTATTAAATGATAACATCCCAGAAGGATCTATCCTATCACAAATTATCCCTCGATTAGCAACTGAACTACAATCGGCAGTATCTTTACAGGTTATTGATCAAGTATTTGCATATAATAGCTTTGGTTTAAGATTTGATGTTAACTTAGGAGAATGGCGCCTAGTTACTACTAATAACTTAAATGTTGATAGCCCGTTTAGTATTGGTAAAACTGGTGACACCTCAAATCAACAATTAGATTCAAGTTGGTTATTATTATTTGAAACTGACGGAGAAACATATACAATTACTTATAGAGGTAGTAGATATGTATTTGAAAGTGCAGAAGAAATTAGATTTTACTTTGACAGTTCAGATAAGATCTATAATAACAGAACTGGAAAAATTATTAAAGATAAAATCTCTGTACTCAATATTAACAAGCAACCTGATTCTACTAGTCCGTTTACAATTGACTTTGATTGGGAAATTGTTGAAGAATATAGAGATGCTGAAGGATATGTAGACAGTAGTAAGATTCAAGTTAGTTTCTTTGACGATGATGACGACGGAGTAGTTGATAACCCTGAACTATTTGACGAAATTGTTAACGAAACTGTTAATAATTTAACAAAATATGTATTTCAAATAAAGTCTACTACACTCGACGGCGTTGAAGAATTTAATTATATATCGACAGATGTTCCGACTTCTGAAGGATTGTATACCTTTACAGATGGTACTGGAAGTATCAAAGTTATTGCGACTAAAGATCAATTAAGCAATACGACAATTTATAATAATGGACAAATATTTTATTTTATAGCTGAAGACTTATTCCAAGTATTAAACAAAACAACAGGCAATCTTGTTACTTCACAAAACTATCGTGCTAAAATTGGTAGAGACAAACTAAAATTCCATTATGTGCATGCAGCGGATGCAAGCACTAGAATAGATCCTAGTGTAAGTAATATAGTAGATGTTTATCTATTAACAAAATCATACGACAACGATTTTAGATCATATATTGAAGGTACAGTTACTACTAAACCGCTTGCACCTAGCAGCGATCAATTATATTTAAATTACGGACAACTGCTTAATAACATTAAGTCAATTAGTGACGAAATTATATATCATCCAGTTAAGTATAAGATACTATTTGGAGAAAACGCACCTTCCGATCTACAAGCAAAATTTAAAATTGTAAAGAACCCTGATATAGTGATTAATGACAACGAAGTTAAAACACGAGTAATTGCAGCAATTAATGAATTCTTTGCACTTGAAAATTGGGAATTTGGTGAAACATTTTATTTTACAGAACTAAGCACTTATGTTATGCAACAGCTATCACCTAACTTAGTGACATTTGTAATTGTTCCAAATCAAGCTTCTAGTACTTTTGGAAGTTTGTTTGAAATAAAATCAGAAGTTGATGAAGTGTTTATAAGCGGCGCATCAGTTGCCGACATTGAATTAATTGATAGCATAACTGCTACAAGACTTCGATCAACTGGATCAATTGTAACAGACGCTACGTCTGTTAATACAGGGATACAAAGCAGTGGACTATCAACCGGAGGGACTAACTAATAATGTCTTACGATAACGATCAAAATGAACAAGCGTTGCCAGCAGATGGAAATAATAAACGCAAAAGTGAATCTTTCCTTCCGAGATTCTTTAGAACCTCTCCTAACAAGAAGTTTTTAAATAGCACACTTGACCAACTAATACAACCAGGTGTTGTTGAAAAACTTAACGGATATGTTGGTAGAGAAACTGCAAAAGCGTACACTGCAACTGACAATTATATTGGCGATATATCAGCTGATAGATTTAACTATCAGCTTGAGCCAGCAGCAGTTATTAAAGACAACTTAGATAATGTTACTTTTTATAAAGATTATAATGACTTTGTAAATCAATTAAACAATTTTAATAAAGCTAACGATAACCATAGCGTATTCAACCAGCAAGAATATTATGCATGGAATCCTAGTATTGACTGGGATAAGTTTAGTAATTTCCGTGAATATTACTGGTTGCCATTAGGTCCGCAAACTGTTGGTGTTGCAGGTAATACAATTGATGTTGAAAGTACATACACAGTTCGTGTCGGCGACAACGTTGATAATAACACTTATATCTTTAGTCCAGACGGGTTAACACAAAATCCTACAATTACTCTATATAGGGGAATTACTTATAAGTTTGATATTGACACTCCAAATTTACCATTTACAATTAAAACTAAGAAAACTCTTGAAGCTGGATTTGAATTAGATAGTTCAAGTATTCTTGTGCTCGAAGGAGTAAGCGTTCAAGGTTTAGAAAAAGGAATCAGTACATTACAATTAGGAACAGATACTCCTGACGTACTATATTATGTAGCAGCAAATGATTTAGAAGCTAGCGGAACTATTATTGTTAAGGATATCAGTGAAGCAACATTTATTGATGTTGAAAAAGAAGTTTTAGGCAAGCGTTTTTATAAAAGTAGCAACGGTGTAGAACTATCAAATGGAATGAAGATTGAATTTACGGGCGAAGTAGAGCCTGTGTCTTATTCTGAAGGTACATACTATGTTGAAGGAGTTGGCGACAAAATTAAACTAATTGCTGAAGCTAGTTTAAATGTTCCTACTGCATTCACTGCTGATATCGATGTAGAATTTGATGCACAAGGATTTGATAGATTACCTTACAGTGTTGCAATTGGTTATCCTGAAGATAAAGATTACATTGTAATCAACCGTTCAAGTAATGACGGAAACCTATGGAGTCGTTATAATCGCTGGTTCCACAAAAGTGTTGTTGAAGCAAGTGCAGCAGCAAATGGACAAGAAGTTGAACTTGATCAGTTGCAGCGTGCAAAACGTCCTATTATTGAATTTGAAGCAAATTTAAAATTAAACAACTTTGGTACTTTTGCAAAAGTAGATGTTGACGTAGTTGATGATTTTACAACTGATGTATTTTCTACTATTGAAGGATCACCGGGCTACAATGTCGACGGAGTTGATCTTGCTGATGGCATGCGTATTATGTTTACTGCTGATACTGACACGTTAGTAGCAGGCAGAATTTTTAAAGTAACATATATTAATTTTTCAAGTGGTTCGGCAACTAATAGACAAATTACTCTAGTTCCAGAAACAGATTCTATTCCACAAACTAACGAAGTAGTATTAGTATTAAATGGTACAACGTACAAAGGTAAAATGTTGTACTATACTGGCACAGAATGGAAACTTACACAAGACAAAACACAAGCTAATCAACCGCCATTATTTGATATATTTGATGGTGACGGCAATTCATATTCTGACATTACAGTTTATGAATCCTCAACATTTACAGGAAACAAAGTATTCAGTTATAAGACCGGAACAGGTACAGCAGTTGATAGTGAATTAGGATTTCCTATCTCTTATAGAAATATTAACAACGTAGGTGATATTGTATTTGACTTTAACTTATTAAGTGGAGCGTTTACATATACAGTTAATAATGATTCTTTTACTAAGAATACTGATATTGGATTCTTAAGAAAATATTCAAGTTTAGAAACATATACTACGTTAACAGGTTGGAAGAAAGTCAATACGCCGAGCGAGCAGTTGGTAATTAGACAGTATGTATTTGATAATACTAGCACAGGGTTTACTATTGATGTTTATGATAATAGTGGTCTATTGTCTGATCTATGGACACGAGTTTACTTAAACAATAAACTACAGTTTGAAGATGTTGATTACATAATTAGTAATGACATTAATAATAATGCAGTTGTAACATTTACTAATTCTCTTACATTAAATGATGTA